ATCGTCGCGTCCAGCGCCGTGTTCTTCTCGCCGAAGAAGTCGTCCTTCAGCTGGTGCTTCGTGATGATCGCGCAGCGCTCCAGCTCCATCGACCGCTTCTGGCCGTTCATGAACTGGTATTTCAGGTACGGCTTCCCGCCCCGGCTGACCACCTCGCAGCTGGAGGGAAGCACCGGGAAGTATCCGGCCACCTCGCCCAGCTTGTCCAGGATCGGCACGATGAACAGGTTGTTCTGCACGTCGTAGATATTGCTGCACCGCTCCAGGAACTGCGCCCAGGTGTACCACTGGTTCGGGGCGCTCTGCGTCGCCGTCCACAGCGTCCGCTTCGCCGTCCCGTCCATCCGGTACTGCAGCTTCGCCACATGCCGGGCCCTGGCGTCCACCGCGGCCCGGACCAGTTCGCTTTCGTAGATCTGCCCGCCCCAGCTGGTGAAACGCGGCTGGTATGCCGTGATCGTCTCAAACCGGGTGTCGCTGCCCGTGTCCGAAACCTTCGGCCTCCCGAACAGCCTGTCAATCAGTCCCATCGCTTTCACCTCGTGTTGCTCAGTTGCGAGCTCATCTCTTCGTAATAGTTGTGCCGCATACAGATCGCGTCCGACAGCGCGGCCATCCCATCGATGTGCTGCTTAGCAGACATCTTTATCAACCGTCTCCGGTTGGTCCCCTCTTCAAACTTCAGGGCGGCGTCCAGCATATGCACCTTCATCAGGTCGTTGTCGTTGATGCACCGGAGCCGGCCGTCCTTGATCATGCCCTCCATGTCGATCAGCACGCCTGTCAGGTTGCTTCCCTGGCTGACGCTCTCCATGTCGAAGCCGTCCGCCTGCATATCCTGAACCAGGTACGCGGCGCTGTACCGGTCATACCCGACCTTCAGCGGCAGGATCTCGTACTGTTTCTCCAGCATATTGAACCAGGCGTGGACGTCGTGATAGTCCACCGTGTTCTCTCCGGAGACCGTCAGCAGCCCCCGCTGCGCGTAGATGCGATACGGAAGCCCGTCCCGCTGTGTCGCCTCGTCGACCTTGTTCGCCGGCATGAAGAACATCACATCGAACCAGGTGATCCCGTCCTTCTCTACACAAATCACACTGGCGGTTAAATCGACCGCAAGGCTGAGATCGATGCCCCCCAGTCCATAGCTGTGTCTCAGATCTTCCAGGGTCATGTTGTAACCGAAGCACTTCTTCACGTCCTGGATGTTCAGCCACGCCTGGCTGCTGTTCTGCTTGATGCAGCAGAACTTCGTCATGAACTCCGCCTTGTTCGCCAGGCTGTCCTCCGCCTTCGCGATCTCCTCCAGGATGTACGCGGAGCTGACGGATACGCCCAGGTTCGGCAGGCTCTTCTGCAGCTCGCTCAGGTCGTTCCATTTGTCCAGGTCGTCGATCAGATAAAGAAAAGGCAGCAGGCGCTTCTCGCGGCTGTTGCCCTGTAAGAACGATGTCCCGCGTTTGAACAGTTCATCGTAAATACCGTCATTGATGTAGTTGGCCGTCGTGATGCTAAGGATCAGCGGCTGCTCCCGGCTGCCCAGCGCGGAGGTCATCACGCTGTACTGTTTGATGCCCTGGTCGCCCACCCAGGCCGCCAGCTCATCGCACACAGTCAGGTGCGGGTTGAAGCCGTCGCTCTTCTTCTCCGAGAAGGCGATCTTCTTCACGGACGTGTTCGTACTCTCGATGTAGATGTCCGTCTTCCGTTTCTTCGTGATCTTCATCAGATCCGGCTCAGCGCTCACAGATTGCCAATAGTCTGAGAAAACGATGTCCGCCTGTTCCAGCTTCGGCGCAAGGAAGAAGCAGTCCGCGCCGCGCTCCCCGTCAGCGTAGGTCATGTACTCCGCGATCCCGGAGGCCAGCAGGCTCTTGCCGTTCTTCCGGCCCATGACGACGAAGACTTCCCGGTACACCCGGACGCCCTTCTCATCCACCAGGCCGAAGATGCAGCTGATCAGCGCCTTCTGCCAGGTCTCGAGCTTCACCAGCTGCGGGGCCAGTTTGCCCTTCGAGTGGTGGCAGAACATCTCAAAAAACCGGATCGCCTTGTTCGCCTTCTTCTGGTCGAAGAAGTACACCTTGTTCTCCAGATCTGAGATGATCCGCTCATATAGCAAACGGATCCAATGACCAACCGTCACGGACCCGTCTTCTATCATTTGGTAATATCTGAGTATCCAGTTTTCCGCTGCCGGCTTAGCCATTCAGGAAGTCACCCAGCTTATCACCCGCCGGCGCGGCCGTCCCCAGCCTGGCGATAATGTCCAGCATCACGCCCAGCGTCTTGTTGGCGGTGTCGTTGTACTTCGGCAGCTGCCCGGCCATCGGGTGCGCTTCCACCTTTTTCTGCCCTGTGGAGCCGATCACCTCAAACGTAAGCCCGCGTTCATCCAGATCAGCCTGGATTTTCCGGATCATTTCCATCTGCCCGGCGTATCGATCAGCGGCGGAGACAAACAAAACGTTGTCTTTTACGCCGTACTGGTCCGCAAGTTTCATAATGTCGTTGAAACTTAGTTTTTGTTTTGCCATCCCCGCGCCTCCTTCCGGAAAAAATGAAAACTTTTGTTAATAGAGAGAAAATGAAAACTTCACCCCGGCCCTGCGCCGCAAACGAAATTTCGTTTTGACCAGGGGGGATCGTGCCGGGGCTACAGGGTAACGTGCCCCAGCGCATCGCACCGCCACCGTTTCGTCCGGTGCTGCTCCGCGTGGCACGCTTCGCACAACGCCATCAGGTTCGATGTGTCCAGCGCAATCATTGGATCGTTCAGGTTATCCGGCGTCAGGTGAATCTTGTGATGCACATGGACCGCCGGCTCGATCAGGCCCTTCGCCAGGCAAAGCTGACAAAGTCCGTCATGCTCCTTCAGCGCAGCAGCCCGGGCCTTTCGCCAGGCTGTTGTTGTGTAGAATCTTTCGATGCTTTCATCGTGATGCACTCACAGGACCCCCCGCGCCTTCATCGGAGTGCGACCCATCAGCTGCGAGGAGTGGCACAGCTGACCCCGTAATTGTGAACAAAGCGAAAGGCGACCAGTCTGCATCTGGCCGCCCCCGGAAAGGAATAGACATGAAAAGTATCCTGCTATACTTTTTCACAGTATCAGTATACTCATAAGTTTACTGAAATTCACTGAAAAAGTTATTTGCTGACCTTATCCGGATGCTTCCTGGCCAGCTGGTCCTCCGCCCTGCTCAGGTAGTAGTACACAGATCTGTCCGTCCGGTGGATCGCTTCGGCGATGTCCTCCGGGCTGTAGCACTCAATATAGCGTAAGCGCATCACCGCCCGGTCGTCCGGGTTCTCCAGTTCGTCGATCAGCGGATCCAGTTCACGCTGCATTTGTTCCAGTTCTCCCAATGTCTCCCGGTATGCCCGCTTCACCTCGTCGATCTGGATCGCGCCGTCAGCGACCTGGTCATGCCCGGCTCCGCCGCGAGGCATCCCCGTCAGCACGGCCGTGATCTTCGTTGCCCTGGCCATCTCCTTCTCGACCTTCCACCGCGCCTTGATCGTGTAGCGCATCAGCTGGCGCATCCGGTACAGGTTGATCATGCCATCACCTCCACAGGACCGGCTTGCCGCAGTACCAGCAGAACCGGCACTTGATCCTGCCGGAAAAGTCCACCAGCGGCTTCCCGCAGCTGCCGCAGACAGCGGCGCCGTCCTGGATCACCCGCCGGATCGGCGCCTGGTCAGCCGTCTCAATCACGATCGCCGGCGAGCCCGGTATGTTGACGACCTTCGCTTTTTTCTCAGCCATGTATATACCTCCATTTCATTTACTAAGGTTTAGCGCGGGGCCGGAATTGAACCGGCCGGAAGTGCACGTTCCCATCAGCCTGGGAAACAGGAGCTGTCAACCTCCATCCTTGTCAGGCTTCCGGATCTTCCGCGTCTGCCCGCGCATACGGCGCCAGATGTCCCGGCGCCCGTGGTCACTCATTGTGAACAGGTTCTTTTCGTTGTTGTACTTCTTCGCCTTTTCCAGTTCCGCTGCGAACGCTTTGTACTTCTCACAGCGGTCATGGCACGCCTGGTGCCGGTCCGGGCAGTCCTTACAGGGCGGCATGATCATTTTTGCTTGTCCTCCCATGTCTGGCTGCCGGGCCTCATGTAGTTGTAGTAGTAATACAACTCATGGATGAAATAATACTTGCCTTCGCCCCGCTCGATCTTGTCGATCAGCCCGTAGGCAAATGCCTCGTCACTGGTGCGTTCCTTATCGGAGAACCGCGTGTCGCCGATGAAGCTCCGCCGGTACATCTTCGACCAGGGCGCGATGTTTATGCCATAATTCGCATGGTCCCAGTAATATCTCCCGTGCGCGTCGTTCGGCCAGATAAACTGGAACGGCAGCAGGTCGGCGTCTGTGTGTGTTGCGTAGTGGTGCAGCCGCTCGAGGACATACTCGTGGATCCACCAGTCGTCGTCATCCAGGAACAGGATCCACTCACCCTGAGCAGCGTCAATGCCGTCATTCCGGGCGAGGCCGTCCCGGCCATACCAGGTGATCAGCAGCCGGTCAGTGTAGCCCAGCGCAATCTTCGCTGTATCGTCGCTGCAGTTGTCCGCGACTATAATCAGCTCATAGTCCTGGAAGGTCTGCATCTTGATGCTGTCCAGGCACTTGTTTATGTGCCCAGCCGCGTTGTGTGCCGGCACGATGATCGAAAAGAATGGTTTACTGTCCATGCTCCGCCTCCCAGTTCTCGTCCAGCATCTTCAGCGCGTATCCGTCCCTGCTCATCAGGATCGGGATCGCCTCCGCCAACTTCTCAAGAGGCCAGTCCCACCAGATGATCCCGCCGGTCGCCAGGCTGAGCGCGTCCATCCTCGCCTTCTTAAAGTGTGCCGGCACTCCGCCGACGATACTGTACGGCGGGATGTCCCTGGTGACCACCGCACCGGCAGCGATCACCGCTCCGTCGCCGATCGTTACGCCTGACATGATCATCACGTTGTTCCCGATCCACACGTCGTTCCCGATCGTGATGTCGCCCTTCGTCGCTGCCGTCTCGCCGTCAACACCCGGATAAACATCTTTCAGCAGCACGTTGAACGGGTACGTGGTCAGCCAGTCCGTGTGATGGTTCCCGCCCAGGTATATCTGTACGTTCGCCCCGATGGAGCAGAACTTCCCGATCGTGAGATTCGTGTCTTCGCCCCAGGTCATGATCAGCGGGTTGCCGTAGGTGAAGTCGCCGATTGTCACGCGATCCGGATCAAGGCGGGCGTATGATGCCCTCAGCCTGGTACGTAGTAGTTCAAGGGCTTGTACTTTGTCCAATGTCTTCACCTCTCTTTCAGTAAGGCCCGTCTTTCCGGGCTGCCAGATGTCTTTCCATCAGCCAGGTATTATATACAGGCGGCCGTAGCCGCTGCGGGATTAACAGCTCCCGCGGGCTGATATGTACCAGGATGTACTGCTCTCAGTCAGTACTTAATCCGGGTAGTAATACTTAGTAGTAGTGATACTGTGACTATGTGTTACAATCATTAAGTTATTTTCACATCTTCACACACATCACACCAAACTAATTTGCTATACGCGCGAGGACGAAAAACATATATGTATTTTTTTATTCATCCTTATACGTATGCTTAAATCGTGTGTGTGGAGGGAAAATGTGAAAATCAAAATGGCAGTTCAACGTTCACCACCGTCCCTTCAGCCGTCTTTTTGCCCTGGTCGACGAACATTTCCTTCTTGAACCAGTACGCCGGAGAGCTCTGCACAACGCCGGGGATTGACGCCCAGACGTCCCAGTGCCTGTTCGTCTCGCTGTGGTTCGTCATGATGAACCCTTTTTTATTGCACCAGCGCATAAACGCGGCCGGCACCCTTCCGCGGTTCGTCATCTGTTCGGCCAGGATGCTCTTTAGGATAACCACGTCCCCGTTCGCCGCGATCCTGCCGTAGACCGGTCCCTTGATCTCGACGCTGTCGCTGTTCCTCTCGTCCACAAACCGGGCGATGTTCGTCACTACCCAGCCAACAAGCCAGTCCTTGATCTTCTCGTTCGTGTCGACCATCTCTGCCGTAGCCAGGTACGGCAGGATGTCCTTCGCCATGAGAGGCCTGTATTTGTTCCCGAAGACGACAGTGCACAGGATCGCGTCACCGACCAGCAGCGCCGCGCCGTAATTCGCCTGTTTTCCCGTAACCTCCGCCGCCAGCTTCTTCATGTTGTGGTTGTAGGAGACCTTGATGACCTCCTTGAAGTCCGGCGCCTCCATGATCTTGTTCACGATCATCCGCCCGGCGTGGCCGTAGTTCTCCCGCAGGATCTCAGCGAACTCGCTCATGCCTTCCTTCCCGCCCGGGATGATCTCGCCGTCAGCCTCGATACTGATAACCCGGTTCACCGCGCCGGCACGGCTGTCCGTGCTGATCGGCTGCTCCCCGTTTGTGATGATCGTGTTCAGCCACTTCGATTGCTCTCTCAGTCCGCCGTCGCGGCTTCCCCTGGCTTTCCCGGTGCCTTCACAGAGCATATAGATGACGTCGTCAAAGTCAGCCGTCTTCTGTATCGTCTGCAGTTCGTCCAGGATCATCGGGAGGTTGTTGCAAAACCCTGCCAGCTGTTCGTTGGCCACCTTCGTTGCGTTCATGGACCGCATGTATCGACCGATCGTCGGGTCAGCCCATACAGACGCCGCCAGCATCGCCGCTATGGTCTTACCTGTTCCACTCTCGCTGGACCATAGGTGAACAATGAAAGGCTGGTTGCTCGTCCACTTCAGGATGACGCTTGCCACGCTCGCCGCCAGGCAGATCCGTGCCGGAAGGCAGACCGGGTCGGACATGATCTTCTCCGCCGTCTCCTTCCAGACGTCAAAACTGCCCTTTTCGTGTACCGCCGCGTAGGCGTCGGCAAACTTCCCGCCGCTGTCGTACTCCACGCCGTCGATGTAGGGAGAAAACCCGCGCCCATCCACCCATCCCAGGTGGCTGACCGTTTCCCGCTTTACGATGTGGTCCCGGTTCCGCTTGTCCATCTCCGCAAGATAGACCACCACGTCCCGCGCGTTCTCGCTGGTGATGTTTAGCCCATACTCGCTCAGCGCCGTGATCGTCTTTGACTGGCTGATCGTTTTCCGGTCGACAAGGTGGACCTTCTTCCACCGTCCGTCCATCTTGTAGCTCAGGTCCAGCAGTTCGCTGCCGGTTTCGATGTTCACATACCGAACCGTCGGAAAGAGCGGGTGCCCGATAATCTCGTAGATCTGCCCCTGTGGTCCGGAGGCCAGTACGGACCGGTTTGTACAGATATAGCTTCCGAAGTCCGGCGCCACGCCGTCCTCCATCATCTCCGCCAGTCCGTCCAACGTGCCCTGTTCGTCCACTTTCGCCCGGTCGCTGTCGCGTTTCGCCTGCTGTTCTGCCTTCTTCGCTTCGATAGCTTTCCGTTTTAGGTCGTTCTTCGCTGCCTTCGCCATCGCCGTGAAGTCGCCGGCTTTGATCCCTACAGAGATAGCCCTCGCCTTCAGGCAGGCCAGTATGCGCTCCCGCGTCAGCTCGTCCTCCGCGGTCTCCAGCAGGCTGAACGCCGCGCCGGATCGGATCGTGTCCGCGTCAAATTTGGAGATTTCGTCCTGGATTGTCCTGTTGTCAAGGCGTTCACTCATGACATTCAATCCTCCTCATCTCCAGATATTGCAGGCGTTCTTCGTAGTACGCTCTCAGCTTTACATAGCCGACAAACGCGAGAGACGGCTCTTCGTCCCGTTCGGGCTCCAGCTGCGCTACGCACTTATCCAGGTACTGCCACATTTCAAACCAGTCCCAGTACTCCTTCTCCATCAGTTCACTCTGATGTTCAAAGCGTTCCCGCGCGGACTCGCGCCGGATCTTCCCGGCCTTGAACAGGAACCGGTCCTTCTGGTTCGGTCCGTCGTCCAGCGGAAGGTTCAGTCCGAACTCGCTGTCAATCCTCCGGATCGCGTCAAACAGGCCGACGCCGTACATCTGCTTCGCCAGGTTGATCACGTCGCCGCCCTTGTGGCATCCGTAGCACGTCCAGCCGCGCTCCCCGCCGTATACCTTCAGCGAGGCGTCCTTGTCCCCGTGCAGCGGGCATATACAGAACCCCTGCCGGTTCACTTTGACACCGTTGTACTCCAGCAGCTGCCGGACCGTAACAGCCGCCTTGATCTGCGGTATAAACATTCGCAGGTCAATCATATCTATCACTCTCCAGCAATTCGATGATCCTCCGCCCCGTGTGTATTTTGTCGCAGAACGCCCACTCGAAGCCGTATTTGTTCCCCATCGCGTGCATGATCCGGAACAGCCTGGGCCCGTCCACCGCCAGCGGAGAAACCTTCAGGCGCGGGTTGTTCCAATGCACCACGTCTTCCAGCCTCTGGATCCGGTTAGAGTGCTCCACCAGGATTATCAGCCTTGCCCCGGCGCGGTTGGCCCGGTCCACCTCGCGGAGGAACCGGGCGCGATCCTGAACCAGGTTGCTCGCCACTTCCAGCAGGTTCTGTTTCCGGTCGATCACGATGCCAGGCCGTTCCGGGTTGAGGTAGTCGCCGAACGGAAGCGCCCGGCGGACTACTTCAACCCCTTCCCGGTCGAAGGTCTTCATGATCCTGACGATGGCCCGCGGCTTCTCGCGGGTATCCACTACGATACGCATCAGAACGGAAGCTCCTCAGTCTCTACGACCGGCATCCCGCTGGAGGCGTCAACCGGCTCTTCCGGGGCGGCCTGACCGGATGCCTTGCCCAGCGGGAAGTCATGGCTCTCCGCGATCAGGTTCCAGTAGGTCTTCTCGTCGTTCCCCTTGTAGCTGTCCATCCGGCCGTGCACGATGATACCGTCGCCCCTCTTGAAATACTTCTGGACGAACGCGCCGCCCTTCCCGAAGGCCACGCAGTTGAAGAAGTTGACCTTCTTCACGCCGTTCTTATCCTTCGGCTCATCAACCGCCACGCTGTACCGGCATTTTTCGATGCCGCTCTGTGTGGTCGTCAGTTCAGGGTCCCTTGTCAGTCTGCCCATAATGCTGATCTTATTCATGAATCGCGCCTCCTTCTTCCATGTCGCCCAGCAGTTCCGGCCCCATCAGCACGCGGCTCTGCCGGCACCACGCGCACGCCTCGCAGCGCTCCGGGTCGATGGCGCCGCTCTTGATCGCTTCGTACCGCGGGAGCACCTGCTCCAGCCAGGCCAGCTCCGCGTCCATCCGTTCCTGCTCGATCTGCACTATCCGGATGTCCGGCGGCGTCTCCTTTGTGATCACCGCCAGATAGCACGGCAGCCGCACGCCTTCCTTCTCTTCGTACAGCCTCTGGTAAATCGCCATCTGCAGCGGCCAGTCCCATGCCGTCGCGAAGTCCACACGGCCCTGCCCAGGCAGATACACGGGAGACAGGTCACGCACGGTCTTCAGGTCGACAATCCGGTCCGCGCCCAGCACGTCGAACTTCGCCTTGAAGGGAACCCCGAAAAGGTTGCCCGTCAGGATCGTCTGGTGGTCGCCGTCCATGAAGTCCATGAACAGCGGGTCCCGGTTT